ATGATGGCATTATTACTGGAGCCACTGCAGTTCACCTTTATGAGTCACGCACTGCTGATTTCACTGGTAGTTTCCATACCCTGTGCGCTGCTGTCGGTCTTTCTGGTCCTGAAAGGTTGGGCACTGATGGGTGACGCGATGAGTCATGCGGTTTTTCCTGGCATCGTGCTTGCCTGGATTCTGGGGTTACCTTTGGCTACAGGGGCATTCGTCGCCGGAGTATTCTGCGCGGTGGCGACGGGATACCTGAAAGACAACAGCCGAATCAAGCAAGATACAGTGATGGGGATTGTTTTTTCTGGCATGTTTGCCGCAGGTTTGATCTTGTATATTGCGGTCAAACCAGACGTACATCTTGACCATATTCTTTTCGGCGACATGCTCGGGATAACCATCGGCGATATAATCCAGACGATGATTATTGCCGGGCTGGTTACACTTGTTATTAGCGTAAAATGGCGGGATTTTTTGCTGTTCAGCTTTGATTATCAACAGGCGCAGGTAAGCGGTTTGCATACGAGATGGCTGCATTATGGGCTGCTGTGCATGGTCTCTCTGACCATTGTGGCGACGCTGAAAGCGGTAGGTATCATTCTCTCCATTTCTCTGCTCATTGCGCCTGGCGCCATTGCGGTACTCCTGACACAACGCTTTCATATTGCGCTCCTACTGGCGACTGGCATATCGGTAATAGTGTCAATGACTGGTGTCTGGCTGTCCTTTTTTATCGACAGCGCACCAGCTCCGACGATTGTCGTCTTATTCGCGGTCGTGTTCATCATGACGTTTACCGTTACCAGCATCAACGCACGCACAAAGGGAAACTCCCATACACAGGATCTGTTATCACCCAATTAGCACAACATCCGAGGACAACATCGTCCGCCGGCCTACAGAAGTCCGGAAAGCCATGGAAGGTCGTTGGGAGGAGGTACGAATTCTATCATGCAAAAAATACGTAAAATCGATAACGCCTAGAAATCATTCAATACCCGCACTATCGAAAGTTCACCAGTTAGCCGCAGCACGTTTTTGCATATGACGTGTCTGCGGTTTCAACTCCACCAGCCCACCAATCATGATTGGGCTTTTTCGTTTTTCTTCACCTGCAAGCAAACCGTTGTATCATGGCGGAATGAAGATGAGCTAGGAATAATCTTACGAATCAGCTCAATATTCATATAAAAACATTTCGAACTTTGGTGTACAAAACTACATAGGGATAACTTTATGTCTCTTCGTTTCAGACAAACCTTTACTCTATTTCCTGGCGTTCGACTCAACATTGGCAAGCGTGGAATAAGTGCAAGCATTGGCGTGCCTGGCGCAACTGTCAATGTTGGTAAAAAAGGGGTTAGAGCAACTGTCGGATTACCGGGCACAGGCTTATCTTATACTACACCTACCTTGCCCTATGATGATGGATACTCAGTTACCAATCCATTAAATCCAGCCCCTACAGAACCTCATTTGGGGTCTGGGTCATCTCCAGAAAATACACCATCGAACGCTAAAATATATATGCCTGTAGCTGGCATGAATGAAATATCCAGCGCTTCGGTAGAAGTCCTTACAAGTACCTCCCTTTTACCTTTACGAGATTTGATTGCTAAAGCACGAGAACAAAGAGCAGAAATAAAAGCAGATCTTCAAGAGGCTCTTGCCGAAGAATCAAAACAAAAAAGCGAGTTGGCTCGACGCAAATCAAGTCTATTCCGTTGGTTTTACAAACGACGCATCGCAGAACTTGAGACACTACTCCCCCTAACCCAAGCTGAGATATCTCGCCTAGTTTCATGGGAAGACAGCACAAAAATAGCCATAACATTCGAGAGCAGTGATGCTTCACAGCGCGCATATGCAGCGATGGTCCATGCATTTGATATGTTAAAATCGAGTGTCAAAAAATGGGATATTACTGCAGATAAAGCTACAGACCAGTTTGCTGAAAGAACATTAGCAACCCGGTCTGTTAATCGTCACCCAGTTACCTTTGATTTTAGTTCAACGGATCTCATTCAATTTACAGGGCGTGCGATGAGGTTTGAAAATGTGAATGGAGACGATATTTTGCTTTATCCTGGAGTTGCAGTCATACCACGAGCTGATGGAGCATTCGCTCTGATTGATTTACGCGAATTACAAATTAGTTCAGAATATCTAAGATTCCATGAGGAAGAAGGTGTTCCCAGTGACTCACGCATAGATGGTTATACATGGGCGAAAACGAATAAGAATGGCTCACCAGACCGTCGTTTTAAAGATAACTACCAAATCCCTATTTGCATTTATGGAAATATTACTTTCCATTCTCAAACAGGGGTAACTGAAGAATATATGGTATCAAATGCAGATGCCGCGCACGCCTTTGCTGAGGCAGTAAAACGCTATCAGATTTCACTCACAGAAACAGAAGCGTTGGTACAGGCCTGATTTATCGTCGATATGGGGACGAATCGTAGGTTAACCCCCCCTAGAACAAAAAAAACCTTAAGAACCAGACTATTATGGCTGGTTCTTATACGGAGGATTTGTTATTGTACAACTCTTCTATCTGGTATATTTACGGATAGAACTGTTCAGGCTACTCAATCCTTTTTAAGTACAAATGAACAGATAGAAATAGTTATATTGCAAGGAGCTATCATGCACACTGAGTATATATGGCGATACCTTGACATAGAGAAATTCTCTATGTTACTCGAACAAAATGCTTTATTTTTTTGCTCAGCAAAAAATTTTGAAGATCCGTTCGAAGGTGAATTTGCTTGGGGACATACTGGCTATAAAAAATTCATTGAGACACAGGAAAAACTATGCGCTACTTATGGTGCCGGCATGGACTTAGATCCTTTCATGGCATTCAATTTAAAGACACTTAAGGAAATAAGCGAGAGGACATATATAAGTTGCTGGCATTGTAACGAACATGAATCTGAAGCTATGTGGAAGCTGTATTGTAAAAACCCCGCTAAAGGCGTTGTCATAAAATCAAAGAAAAAAAACCTCCAAAGCCAACTTGAAAATAATAATCTAAACAAACTACAATTAAAACACGTAAAATACGTCAAAAATTTCTGGATAAAACAATACAATCCAGAATCAGATGTATTCTTTAACAAGAGACCATCTTTCGAATACGAAAAAGAGTTTAGAGCTATTTTTCAAGAGAATACCTTTAACACTCCACCTGTAAAGGGAAAACTAGTCCCTGTATCTCTTAATAATCTGTTGGAAGAAATAAGGATTTCACCTTTCGCAGATAAGGATTTCAAAAATGAAGTTTTACAAATTTCAAAAAAACATGGACTAGATCTGAAAGTCAAAAACTCTGAAATTGAAATGCATCCCATCATGCATGTTGAGGAAGAAATAATTGCAGAAGGCCCCAATTGGTATCAGTCAAAAATCAGATTGGCAATACGTGATGCTTAATCTTATATTGAAGTTTTTTATGTCTCCTGCTGAAACTAGCTAAAATTTACCAAGCCGCAGCACGTTATTGCATACAACGTGTATGCGGCGTATCTCAAAACGATTACTCCATAACAGGGACAGCAGGCCACTCAATATCAGGTGCAGTTGATGTATCAACACGGTTCAGCAACACCCGATACTTTTTCCAGGCTTCCAGCAACAAGGTTTCTTCCTCCGTTGCGATCTCCAGCTCAACAACAGTCTGAACGTACCAGGAACAGCCTCCTTCAGGGCTTGAAGGATATCAATGTTCGCTTCCTGTTAACTGCCGGACAAGTGCAACCAGTTCGCTTACCTGATTTTCCAGAGTGGTGATCCGGGTGCCTGCTGTTGCCAGATTTTCACGTAACGTTGTATTTTCCTCTTCCAGCGCGGTAACGCGATCATCTGTTTCACGGGCGACCTGAACAAGTAACCCCGTCACGGCGGCGTAGTCAACATTCAGATAACGTGTTTCTTCACGTAATTCATTGCCGTCAACCGTTGGTCCCTGCAACTCTTTACCGTAATGAGTGAATGAGCCTACCGCTTCCGGTATTGCCTCCATTGCTTCCTGTGCAATAACACCAGCGTAAGGTAGTCCGTTTTCCTTAAGTGTGTAGGTGTACCCGTTCATTTTACGGATAGCTTCGGTTGCGTCACTGATAATCTGAATATTGTCTTTCAGCTCGCGGTCTGATAACTGATTCAGTGTTGTACAGTTAATAGCACCGTTTACATCAAACAGCTGACCTGAAGATGTTTTTTGAGCATAAAACAGATACGCAGCAGACGTTCCAACCTCAAAAACGTTTTGTCGAGTACTGGAACCCCACACCCTGACAGAAAACGGTAGTTCTGCATTACCTGAGTTCTGTAAAACAAAACGATTGCCAGTCCCTGATTGCTTTGTAAGGGTTAAATCAACGGTTGAGTTAACCTCATTCCTGTTGATAGTGAGCGCCTGCGCTTTAGCCCCGTTAACCTCTCTGACACTCGCCAGAAGTGACTCCAGGCGCGTAACGGTAAAACTACCAGGATCGAGGCTGTCCAGTGCTACCAGCAGGCGAGCTGTAAGCTCCGCATCGCTGTCATTCAGTATCTTCACCATTCTGGCAGCCACACCAGTGCTATAGCGGGATATCCAGACTGCATGAGCAATTGATTCATCACGCAGCCGTTCATTCACGGTTTGCATCATTGATTTCCATCAGCATTACACTCTGATTTTTTAATTCATCGATCACTTCCTCTGGACGGGAATCCTGATCGATAAATTTCAACGCCTGCAACACCCGAACCGCATCAATCTGACGTATATCACCGCCCTGACGCAATGACTGAACAGCCAGCGCGGAGGATGAGTCAAACACCTGGGCAGATACATCCAGTTCAGTGCGCACATCCACATTGCCACCGCAACTCTCTCCGCTCCATTCCGCCATTATCTGGAGAATATTATCGAGGGCATCTTCGAGGGAGTTCGCCATTGTATAAAGCGGCGAGTGTTCCTGCATCCGCTCTTCATTAGTCTGATCAACAGATTTGGTGGATGTATTTTCAGCCCGCAGAAGTTTAGCGCCGGCATGACGCATCTGATTTTCCAGCTTCTCAAGTGATGTTTCGCCAGATTCTATCGCTGCGCCACTATGTTCAACATATTCGAGGCCATTTTTTGTTCTGTCCTCAAAAATCGTAGCGGTGGATGCACCAACCGTCAGTTCTTCATTCCTGTCCAGCCCGTAGGCCACCAGCAATGGAACGCGGGCAACATGAAGAATATTGTCCTGCTCGCTCTGGCTTTGCCAGTGCTTGATATTCAGCAAGCCAAGATTAAGCAATGGCGGTGTACCACGCATAAACCCTGTTTTCTTCGTATACAGTGTTACCAGAGGAATATCATCACGGCTGGTATTCCATGACTCATGAAGCATCCAGACAGATTCGCCATTAGTACCTTCGCTGCGTCGATAAATTTCTACTCGACGGGGCATAATATGGCGGATCTGCTCCACCTTCTTCTGCCCGAAATCATCACCATCAATAATGATGACCTCTTTTATACGCAAATCAGTGAGAACAACTTTCCCTTTTTCAACTTTCGATTTCCATCCAATAACCTGGCGTGGATTCAGCATCGTAACGTACGGGCGACCACCGGCCGCGTTTTCATCGGCTTTTGTCCGAATCTCGTTCATATCCGTTCGTGGATAGTCCACCAGCGCATGTGCCACACCATACTGAAATGCGAGACTGAAAAATTGCTGCGCCCACACATCCAGTCGGCTCCCCTCCATGTCGATATTTTCTGCATATTCCCTGATTTTTTCCGGCGTTTCCTCACTCAATACTGTCGGCTCTGCAAATATGCGCCCAATATTTTGTTTGATGCTTTCTTCATACACAGGAAGTAGCGTAGCCACAGACAGGCGTTTTTTATAAGCGTCTTCATCTTCATTAGGCCATTTGGGGAGATAATTTTCCCCCTGCCTGCGCATTTCAAGCGTACCGCCCATCAATGCGTCGTTAATATCCCACGCTTCCAGCATATCGTTATAGTCGAGGTTGGGTGTTGATATATCAGCCATAATTAAATCCGAAGTGATGTGACTCTTCCGGTCGGTTTGACAATAGGGAATTGCTTAACGATGAAATAACCTCCGGCATCATTCGGGTGATCATTGCCAGATTTTTTATCAGGCTCCCCCTTATCATCCCAGACCTGTTGCTCCAGTGATTCGGCATATACCGGACAACGCTTCACATTAACTTTATAGCGACGCTCACCATTGGCATTGCAGAACATTGCATTCATTGAGTTAACGCGATCTTTTACTGGCGGGTTCAAGGGACGCCGAACGTATCCGGCTGATCAGCTCCTGAGTTTTCGTATCGTCGTACAGTTCACTGATATCCGGTTTACCGCCCGACGGCTCATAAACAGGCGTATCAATTTTCGTCGTATACGGCTCCTCCTTATTTCCTGTACCGGGCAAAACATCCGTCAACAGTTCATCAATTTCTGTCGGGCCGAAGCCTGTCAGGGAGACATCAAAATCAGCATTGATTAGGACCGACAGCTCCATCCGCAACAGATCTTCATCCCAGCCAGCATTCATCGGTAGGCGATTATCTGCCAAGCGGTACGCCTTTTTCTGCTCATCCGTCAGGCCAGACAGAACAATGACCGGAACAGAATCCATTTTGAGCATTTCAGCCGCCATAACACGACCGTGACCCGCAATAATTTCGCCCTTTTCGTCAATCAGCACCGGATTAGTCCAGCCGAATTGCTTAATACTTTCTACCAGTTGTGCCACCTGCTCAGTACTGTGCGTCCTGGCGTTGTGCGCATACGGTGACAATTCTTGTAATGGGCGATAGACTATCTTTAATTTCTCGCTCATACAGCCTTGCTTTATGAATAAAACGCACCCCAGCAGCCAGTGCTACTGGGGGCGGAGGTGTTGCTGGTAAAGTTAGGTATTGGATCAATGAGTGAGTCAATATAATATTAAACTCACAATTATAAATCAGCCATATATTAGGAGCGCCAAAAAAAACCTGAAAACAATATAATAACAGGATAAATTTCAAGGCGACCAAGAATCATAGCTATGCACATTAAATATTTTGCAATGTCATTAAGCACTCCGAATGACGATGCAGTAGCCCCAAAACCTAATCCCATATTATTAATACATGCAGCCACTGTTGCAAATGATGTAAGAAAATCATATCCCATACCATTTAACACCAGTATAAAAAACACCGTGAAGAGAGTATAAAGAAAAAAGAAACTCCATACAGACCTCATTACACGATCTGTAACTATCTTCCCTCCTACATTTACACTCAACAACGCTCTGGGATGAGAAAGCTGATTTATCTCGTGTTTGCTTTGTTTGAAAAGTATAAGAAATCGAAGTGACTTAATTCCACCACAAGTTGAACCTATACATCCCCCAAAGAAACTTGACAACAGCAAAAACACTATCGTGTGCGTGGGCCAGTTTGCATAATCCTGCGTAGCTAAACCATTATCAGTGAGCATGGAGCTGGCAAGAAAAAACGAATGAATAAAACTTCCATGCAAGTCATACATACCTATATGCCAGACCTGGAAAGAGGTAACAATGATCACCACTAAGGCTATTAACAGAAAGAAACGAAGTTCAATATCTCTGATTAAAGGCTTTATCGTTTTCCTGCTAATAACAATATACCAAAGAGTGAAGTTGAAAGCCGATAGCAGGGAAAAAGAACCAGCCACCAGCTCAACCAAATAGTTATTAAAATATCCGATACTCTCGCTATGAGTTGAGAAACCACCAAGCGAAACTGTGGAAATCCCGTGACAAATAGCATCAAACAAAGGCATTCCTGCAAGTCTATAACAGACAATACAAGCAATACCTAATAAAGAATAAGTTATCCACAGTGTCCGTGACGTATCGGCCAGGCGGGGAGTGAGTTTGTCATCCTTAAATGGCCCCGGCATTTCTGACTGATAAAGCTTTGCACCACCAATACCCAATAATGGCAATACAGCAACCGCCAGAACAATAACTCCTAAACCACCTATAAAATTTAACTGTGACCGATAGTACAAATATGCCCGAGGTAATGAACTAACATCATCAATTACAGTTGCTCCTGTTGTTGTTATTCCAGAAACCCCTTCAAAAAGAGCATCAATGAACGTTAAATTAAGTTCTGAGTCAATCCATAAAGGGAATGCACTAATAACAGAAAACAAAATCCAAAACATTACAATTATAATAAACCCATCACGGGTACGTAATTGAATGCCAGATTTCTTAGTTGTATACCACGCTCCGCCACCAATGCAAAAAAATATAACGAAGGTTATAAAGAAAACGAACAGGCTTTTTTCTTTATAAAACAATGCTACAACCATTGGTGGCAACATTGAAAGACTATAGAGCCAAACCAGGAACCCACACATATGAGTAACAACTCTTACATGAGATGTATTCATATCTAAATATTCTTTCAATTATAACCACCTTGCTGCAATATTATGATTATACTGTATAAAATTTAACTCCTCTTAGATCTTACTTCACTGTTCCTTATGAAACAATCATCAAAATAAATCATATTGTAGTTAAGATTTTACTTTAAACACTGTTCGGTTATGTATTGCTGAGCTCCTTCAAGTTGGGCCTGCATCATTACCAGTCGTTCCCGGAGGGTGAAATAATCCCGTTCAGCGGTGTCTGCCAGTCGGGGGGAGGCTGCATTATCCACGCCGGAGGCGGTGGTGGCTTCACGCACTGACTGACAGACTGCTTTGATGTGCAACCGACGACGACCAGCGGCAACATCATCACGCAGAGCATCATTTTCAGCTTTCGCATCAGCTAACTCCTTCGTGTATTTTGCATCGAGCGCAGCAACATCACGCTGACGCATCTGCATGTCAGTAATTGCCGCGTTCGCCAGCTTCAGTTCTCTGGCATTTTTGTCGCGCTGGGCTTTATAGGTAATGGCGTTATCACGGTAATGATTAACAGCCCATGACAGGCAGACGATGATGCAGATAATCAGAGCGGAGATAATCGCGGTTACTCTGTTCATTGCTGACCCCACAAACAGATTTCACGCTCAATCTCACGACGAGTCATGAGACCTTTCCATTGCTTACCGCCAGCATATGTCCAGCGACGTAGCTGATCACATGCCCCTTTGATATCGCCCTGGTTTATTTTGCGAAGAAGCGTCGATGTTCTGAAATTGCCAGCACCCACGTTGTAAACGAATGAGTAAAGAGCGCCGCGCGTTGTTTCCGGTATATCGACTTTGATGTACGGGTTAATTTGTCTGGCGACAGTGGCAAGGTCTTTATTCAAGAGTGCCTTGCATTCTGCTTTGGTATACGTTTTACCGAGCATGATGTCTTTTCCTGTATGCCCGTGACATACAGTCCATACACCAACAATATCTTTGTATGGTATGTAGCTGACACCCTCCAGACCATCGTTACCACTTGAGCCAGTGATTAACACTGATGCTATAGCAATTGCTCCGCCACCAATAGCAGCAGCAACGGCTTTTCGTAATGATGGAGGCATTATTCACCTCTCGCAGCCTTGCGCTTATCTTCTTTAATCTTGAAATAAAGGTTTGTCAGGTACGTCAGCAGGCCAAATACCAAGCTACCCAGCACACCTATTGCTGCCCACTGTGAGGGCGTGACTTTATCGAGCAGCTGTAAAAACCAGTAGCCAGCACTGCCTGCGGAGGTGCCATAGGCGACACCCGTTGTTAACTTATCCATGGATTTCATAACCCCCACCTCGCAGATGCGGGCGCTGTGTAACGGAAACAAAAAATGGCCACCAGCGGCCCGTAAAAAACACCCCGTCAAAAGCACCGGCATCCGCATATGCCCTTTGCGTGGCGTTATTTGATGCGCGCCAGATGTGGCGCAAAGAAATGAAATAAGACTTATCGAAAATTAAGGTTAATTTGATGATTTAAACCACTTCTGAAGCTTAGTAGTATGAACATGTCCCCAGAAGGGGGCCAATACTTATTATTCTTCATGGACTTTGTCCCGCGGTCTTAATCCGACGACCGCGCTACTTTTCACCCTCTCGCAAATTGCTATCTAACGGACGTTGTCCCACGAGTATTCCTGGATGCTCGTGTCTTTTTTTGTCTGATGCAGGTATAAAAAAAACCGCCAGATATGGCGGTTGGTCAATGTATAAGATAAATCATTTTAATTGTAATAAAAATCGAGGTGTCGGGTGCCTCCCGAAATATCTGTCCCTACAACAAATATTGTGATTCCCCGCTAAACCACTATATAAACTACCCTCGCACTGAGGAACACCTCTGTGGTGCTTTTACAACACCAGAATGATGCATCACCGACCCTGCCAGGAAATACAAAATCTCCACCGATAATGCACCATTCTGCTGTCGTAAAAAAATCAGCACTGAGGCTACACCTGGCCTCAAATCATAGCCAGAGAACAGAATGCTTTTCCAAAACAACCTGCTCCCACGTAATAAAAAATACGCCAGTGCCGCAATACAATAAGGCTTGTTTCAAATGCTGGAGCGGGTAGCGGGAATCGAACCCGCATCATCAGCTTGGAAGGCTGAGGTAATAGCCATTATACGATACCCGCATATGGTGCCGACTACCGGAATCGAACTGGTGACCTACTGATTACAAGTCAGTTGCTCTACCTGCTGAGCTAAGTCGGCATTGGTTCTTCAGGGGAGCGATATCACCGATCAAAGAAGAGTTCCCCCTCAGAACCGTTTTCGATAATACGATTTAATATTCCAATCGCAACAACACTTTTCGTCAAGTTATGTAAATTTATTTATGTATTTTTATTTTATGTGAACATTTCACCTTCATTTAAAATATACGCGACAATATATAAACAAATTTATTTTGAAGGCAATTATTAAATGTCGTTTCTTATATCACCCCACAAAAACAACAAAACCCGCTCGATGCGGGTTCTATTAAAGTTTAATTGCGCTTGATTCGCCACGCGATACAGCTTTGCGAAGCGTAGCAAAATTGAAGCAGTTTATGCGTAAAAAATCAAGCCGTTTTTTGAGCGAATGATTCTCGCATGGGAATGTATAGCGCATACTCAGCAACGGCCAACCAATTAGCAATTCGCTTTTCGCATGTGCTAAAACACCACTCTGGGTGTGCATCATTTAGCAATTCAGCCATTTTGCGTTTGGTCATTCCCCGCCCCTCATACCGTTGCCGAAGGACGCTAATCAATCCTGGATGCTCTGCCAGCACCTCACTTATGACTCGATCAATACATAACGCCTCTGCATCAGTACAATGCGCCAGCCAGCTCTTTTGCTTGCCGTTGATCATCTCTCTCAAAAACGCTTCCAGCTCAGCTTTCTCTATTCCCGCTTTTTTCATTCTGCGCAGGGCTTCATTGATGGCTGTTTTCGTCAATTTTTGGGATGCCAACAACTGATTGAACATATTTCCTGACCTGCCACCGCCAATATACGACCAGCGCCCCCACATACGCAGTTTGCCCTGAATCCAGACACTTTCCAGCGTGGCGAGACGAAGGTGTTCTCCGCTTTTTCCTGTATTCGTTGGGTAAATCACAAATATCCCTCCTTTCTCCAGATTTCTTGTGTGCGAAAAACACCTTCTGCATGCATCAGGCGTAATTCTTCTTTGGTGTAATCGCTGGTTTTTACCCGCCCGTCGATTAGATCGTGGCATGAGCTACAGGCAATCGCCGCCTGCATATCGTGTGGTTTTGTCGCTGTTCCGCACGTTCCCGCCAGTCGGTAATGCGCCAGCACAGACGTTTCCGGATCGTGATTGCAGTAGCCAGGAATTCTGACGGTGCACATCTGCCCCCGCGCCGCTTTACGTAAATCCACCATTACGCAAACTCCAGCAGCTGCGCGGCCACATTTTCGACTTGTTCCAGAGAGGAAAATTTACGGAACAGAATCCAGTTCCACAGCACATTCAGAACAGATTTATAAACCTGCTGAAACTCGGTTTCGTCCATATTCGCAAAAGCGATGGATTTCGCCCGACGCCCATGGCTACCGTCCGGATAAAAATGTTCGGTGTAAAATCCAGCCTGAATGGTTACCCACTCGCGAAAAGCCTCAAACGACTTTAGCAATGCCGTATCCCGGGTTCTGCGTGTCGCAACTGTATTCAGATATTGCTCTGCGGCATCACTCAGGGCTGGCGTGTGTTCCCGACCAACTGATTCGCACAGGTAATCAACGAAACCAGACAGCAGTTCTCGTTCGCGAGGCGTGATCGCCCCACCGACCGGAGTCCAGTAATCGAATCCCAGTTGCAGGAGTTTGAAAAAACGCTTGTGGAATGCGTAGTTACGCACACGCTTAAAATCAGCGTGTATCCACTCGCCTATTTTAATTTGATGCAGAAAATCACAACTCTCCGGCGTCGCCGGGAGAAGTAAACCAGAAGAAGTTTGTTTGACCAGTTGTATATGCGCCATTTCTCAATCTCTCTATGGCGCAGTGCAGCAGATGCCAGTTGTTCAGGCTGACGAATAAAGTATAAATAAACTGGCTATGGTGTAAAGCCCCACATAGCATGAACAAACACTACATATCAAATAGCTGGTACAAGGATAGAAATACGACACTTATTATTAAAAACGATTAGCTAAATTACATTTTAATGTTATGAAAAAGTTCTTTTTTATCATAACATTTCAATAAAAGCATTACAGATGCAATCATCCCGTCATCATCAATTATTTAAGGTGGTTAAACATGGAAAATAACAAGTTTGCACATCTCGCTCCTTTTTTATCCGTAATCCTTTTTGCTTGTTGTTTTATATGGGCATTATTTTTATAAAGTAGCCACATGATAAGTTGCTGGAATCATGTTTCCCACTCAAGTCATTAACATTTGATAAGACATATCTAAAAGGATGCCTTTACATTATTTGATGCATATATGATTTATTTATATGCACAGTAAAGGTACCCTGGGAATAATCAAGATTAATGATATATTACTTATCTTATTCCCAACTGTCTTTTACCTGGGAAAACATTTATCGTTAAAAAATATATCATAAATAATTAAGCTGAAATTTCAGAACACAACTAATGCACACAATAAGGTTCAGTAACAGTAATCTATGTGGAATACATCGAGATTTCTTGATTAAGCTTTAATAACTTATTCCTAACACATAGAATGCATAAACCAAAAGCAAAACAAGTAGTTATACGAAAAACAACCATATTTATTCTATCTTCTCCTCTAATCAACATATCAATTATGTGTTTCATAAGAGCTTGACATAACCCCTCAAAAGGTGCATTTATAATACATGTTTTATAGGAGGTGGTTATGACACACAAGAGAATTCCTAAAGATTGGGTAATCAAACGCTCAACTCCGTTCTTCACAAAAGAGAACGTACCTTCAGCGTTATTAACACATCATAATACAGCAGCAGGTGTTTTTGGGCAGTTGTGCGTAATGGAAGGCACTGTAACATATTATGGTTTTGCTGATGAGAATACTACTGAACCAGAGATAAAAGTAGTTATTAATGCTGGCTCTTTTGCAACAAGCCCACCACAATACTGGCACCGTGTTGAACTAAGCGATGATGCTCAGTTTAATATTAACTTTTGGGTCGCTCCAGACTTCTCAGGCGAAAAAGTTTATAGCACCAAAAAATAGATGATCATATTAAAAATACTTTAACAATCAGACCCGGCAGAGCTATCCTCGACGGGTCTCGTTTTTGTAAATATTTTGGTTCTACATTGCCAGGAGACTTCGACCATAAGAAGTAATCTGAATACTTAAGAAATAAATTTACTTCAGATTAATGAGCGCACCTTGCCGGACAAAGATAAGCCAGGCAAACGCTTTTTTTTAGCCAGTATGTAATCAATCAGAAAGTCGCTCCATAAGAACAACAACAAGGCAATAAATTGCCACCACAGCCACTATTGCTAACGCACACTTCAGAACCAGCACAACAATCTTCTGTTTTTGACGTATACATACACTGATAAATATGTGGCTTTGTACTCACTACTTCAATACACAAGTGTCAGTGGTGCGTAATCAAATAATACAGTCTGTTTTCAGCCAGGAACAGACATCAGGTAAAAGAATGAAAAACTATTTTGAGCTACATCATAGCTACAAGATTTCTGCTAATTTCAAGATGAGCAGGTCATTGCTGGCATAGGTGACCTGCCTATTAGTCATGATGATTCGAAAATTACGGTCGGCATACCATATATAGAAACGTTGTGACACTCTGTTGACGTAATGTAAAAATCATTCCTGCCCTTCTTCTTTACCGTAGTGGAGTTGACCAATTTTGATAAGAGGGCGTCCCTGGGATTTGCGGTGTAAATTGGTATCGCGAAGTGAATACACGCAACCACAATATTCCTGCTGATAGAATTGTTCGCGTTTGCTGATTTCAATCATGCGGGACGAGCCTCCCTGCTTGCGCCAGTTATAATCCCAGTACACCATGCCCGGATAATGTGCGACAGCTCGCCGTCCGCTGTCGTTAACCTGCTGCATATTTTTCCAGCGTGAAATGCCCAGTGAACTGCTGATCACACTGAAACCATTTTCAGCGGCGTACAGCGCCGTCCGTTCAAAACGCATGTCAAAACACATAGTACAACGCCTCCCACGTTCGGGCTCCCATTCCATTCCTTTGGCTCGCTCAAACCAGTTGTCAGTGTCGTAATCAGCATCGATAAACGGTACACCATGTTGTTCAGCAAATCGAATATTCTCATTCTTACGAATCAAATACTCTTTCTGAGGATGAATGTTCGGATTATAGAAGAAGATGGTGTAGTCGATTCCTGAGGCCTGAAGAGCCTCCATCACTTCACCGGAACATGGTGCACAACAAGAGTGTAATAGTAGTTTGTTTGCCCCGTTTGGGAGCTCCAACTTAGGACGTTTGAAATCAGCAACTGTCATAAATGTTTACGTCGGGGTAATGAAACTTGCAAGTTGTGTAGCATCAGAGTGTACTGCCCCAAAAAGTTGGCAGTTAAACGAGAGGCTACACATTTTGAGCAAGATTTCAAGATCAACTAATCCCCCTTTTTTGAACAGCGTCCTGATGATACCAATCAGATCGCATTACAATGCCACCTTAGCTGATAAGTCAGTTGATTGTTTCGTCAAAATGCTTCTTAATACTGTAAACTTATTACTCCAGCACAGATAACATATAATGAAATAGCCATGAAAATAGACATTAAAAATAAAAATGGGAATACACAACACCTGGACGTGTCATCGTTGATTATTACGCTTAATAATGGGGAAACGATTGAAATCACAGATGAAAACAAAAGTCGCCCAATCGATATACCTGAGGGAGTTACAGTGTGGGGAGGCCGGGCTCCCGATAAAGAAGCAAGCATAGATCAACTAAAAAAGACAACTCGTAGCATAGGAATATATCCACTAGCCTCCAATATGGTGCACATATTCCCTTATTCTTTAAAAAAGTAAAATTTTATGTAGCGTTTTAGCAGATACGAAATAAAGAGTGGAACTAAATTTGATTTTAGCGCAGTGCCAGATGAGGCGATGGCTCTGCGCCGTAGATACACCAACTTAAACTTGAGCGATTACATTTTGATTTTGCTTACCGAATAAATTCCTGGATACTTCCTCGATAAAACATCAGTACACGCTTCATAACTTCGCTCTTACGGCACTCGCTACAGATTATATTCAGACGCCCGTCATATCGGCGTATTTCTCCGTCTGGTAATGACCAGATAAGGTCAGGATCAACCACAACCGTTTTTTTCACCTTTGCCCTGGATAGTTTTTTGCGGGCGTTATTCCAGTCCTTACGAGCCTGTTCAGAGGTAAATAACCCATAGCCAGAGTTGTATACATCGCCACTGGCAACCAACTCTCTGGCAAGAATGTTCATCAGATATCTTGTCGCCCCTGTCTTGGCCTCCAGTTGCCTTAACGTCTCGCGCCCACTCTGGCGTACCAGCTCAACAACCTGCTCCTTAATTTTTTCACGCTCTTCCTGTGTAAAAACTTTTGCCATAAGCGCCTCCGGCAATCACTTTTCCGACACAATACGACTGGAGGAATCGACAATCTGTCGAACAATATCCCGGTGCTTGTTCAGCTCCCGCAGCGCGGCGCAGACACGCTCCCACTTCTGGACATGATTTTTCGCCCGACGCAGTTCGCGGTTTGCTATATGCAGCGATGGTAAAACCAAGTCATCCGCTTGCGTTTCAGTAAACGATGGCAGCGACTGCACAATGTCCGCCACAGTTTCTGTTTTAATATCTTCCTGTGTTGCCGCTTCCTGTACTGGTAACGCAGCACCGGCTGGCTGAGGAAAGGCTTTACCATCATTTTTCGTTACCAATGCAGCTTTCGGTTCTGCTGGTAAATTATCGCCCGGCATGCAGTAACGAAATTTACCGTTCTGATTTACGCGAATCAGACGCCCCTTGCTGATTGCCATTGCCAGCGTTGAAGCCACTTTGCGTGATGTGGTACCGAACAACGTAGCCAGTTCATCCGCAGTTAGTGGACCACGTTGTTCAATCGTCGCGGTTAAATCGCACTCCGATATTTTCGTCACTGTTGCTGTGGCGATTTCTTCCGGCTGTTCTTCCGGCACTGGATGTTCCTGCTGAACGTTGTTATCGGCCACACGCCAGGTGTATACGCTTTTATCAACGAATCCAGCCTTTTTCAGTTCCCACAGCTCGTTCAGCACTTCTTCACGACTGATATCAAGTCGCGCAGCCAGTTCTACCGACGTGGCTTTTCCCATTGCTTTCAGTGCATCAAAAACGGTTTCCATTAAAATTTCCTCCCGGTAAAAATCACTTCGCAATTCCTAGCTGGACGACATTCGGACGCCAGCTCTCCCAGTTAAAATTCACCCATCGCCCGCCGTTCATGGTCATGCGATCCATAATCCTCTCGCCGAGCAATGTTTTCATGGCCTCATAGTTCAGGTTTGTCAGCATCCCCACGCTGCGCATCGACGCTGTCCGGCGATCAACAATCTGGTGCAGCACCACCTGCTCGTTTTTTGTCTCGCGCTGAATGCCAATTTCATCAAGAACCAGCAGATCCACTTGGCACAGTTCCCGCAAAAATTTTTCGCCTGATTGCCCGTCGTCATAGCTAGCGTGTAGAGCACTCATGACATCAGCCACGGTATCCGGCGTTAATTGTTAACTGGTTAACGTCACCTGGAGGCACCAGGCACCGCATCAACAAAGTTCATTTGTGAAAATGGAGATAATTATGATTGCTCATCACTTCGGAACTGATGAAATACCTCGTCAGTGTGTGACTCCTGGTGATTATATTCTTCATAACGGCCGGACATATATTGCCTCGGCAAACAATATTAAAAAGCGAAAACTTTATATTCGTAACCTGACCACAAAAACATGCATTACTGACTGCATGATTAAAGTCTTCCTCGGTCGTGATGGTTTACCTGTAAAGGCGGAGTCATGGTGATGACTAAGAAAATAAAATGTGCTTACCATCTTTGCGATAAAGAAGTTAAAGAAAGCAAAAGCATTAAAAGACCACTTCATTTCATGCGTGGAGTTATCCCAACGACGGAAATGAAAAAATATTGTAGTGAAATATGTGCCGAAAAAGACCAGATGGCACACGAACTTTAATTAACTGACTATGCGAAACTGAATTTATGCCAGCAATGGCAGGGATTCGCTCAACCTTAATTAAGGAGAAAAACATGATTACCAGTTATGAAGCCACTGTTGTAACTACTGATGACATTGTTCACGAAGTTAATCTGGAAGGAAAGCGTATTGGCTACGTGATTAAAACAGAAAATAAAGAAACCCCATTCACTGTGGTTGATATCGACGGTCCATCAGGCAACGTTAAAACACTTCACGAAGGTGTCAAAAAAATGTGCCTGGTGCATACCGGAAAGAATCTGCCCGCAGAAAAAAAAGCCGAATTTCTGGCAACTCTAATTGCAATGAAATTAAAAGGTGAAATCTGAAAGAAATAGCCTGCGTATGGCGCAGGCTATGAACAGTGTGTATCCGGCAAGATCATTCACTGAACAAAACGAATTTTAATCTGAGTTGAGGTTAAAAAACAATGAGCACAAAACCACTCTTCCTGTTACGGAAAGCGAAAAAATCATCCGGTGAACCTGACGTCGTCCTGTGGGCAAGCGACGATTTTGAATCGACCTGTGCCACTCTGGACTACCTGATCGTTAAGTCAGGTAAAAAACTGAGCAGCTATTTTAAAGCTGTTGCCACGAATTTTCCTGTCGTTAATGACCTGCCCGCTGAAGGTGAGATCGATTTTACCTGGAGTGAACGCTATCAACTCAGCAAAGACTCCATGACATGGGAACTAAAACCGGGAGCAGCACCAGACAACGCTCACTATCAAGGCAATACCAACGTCAACGGCGAAGACATGACTGAGATTGAGGAGAATATGCTACTCCCAATTTCTGGCCAGGAACTGCCCATTCGTTGGCTTGCTCAACACGGCAGCGAAAAACCGGTAACGCACGTTTCACGCGACGGACTCCAGGCATTACACATTGCTCGGGCTGAAGAACTACCGGCTGTTACTGCCCTGGCTGTTTCCCACAAAACCAGCCTGCTCGACCCGCTGGAAATTCGCGATCTCCACAAACTGGTTCGTGACACTGACAAAGTTTTCCCTAATCCTGGTAATTCAAACCTGGGACTGATAACTGCTTTTTTCGAAGCATACCTGAACGCTGACTACACCGATCGAGGACTGCTGACAAAAGAGTGGATGAAGGGTAATCGTGTTTCACACATCACTCGCACGGCTTCCGGTGCTAATGCTGGCGGCGGAAACCTCACCGATCGCGGCAAAGGTTTCGTACACGATCTGACGTCACTGGCGCGCGACGTAGCCACTGGCGTACTGGCCCGTTCAATGGATCTGGACATCTATAACATTCATCCGGCACACGCTAAACGCATTGAGGAAATTATCGCTGAAAATAAACCGCCCTTTTCTGTTTTCCGCGACAAATTCATCACCATGCCTGGCGGGCTGGATTATTCCCGCGCCATCGTGGTTGCTTCCGTAAAAGAAGCACCAATTGGGATCGAGATCATCCCCGCGCACGTCACTGAATATCTGAACAAAGTACTGACTGAAACCGATCATGCCAACCCTGATCCGGAAATCGTGGATATTGCCTGCGGTCGCTCCTCTGCCCCGATGCCGCAGCGAGTAACAGAAGAAGGAAAACAGGATGATGAAGAAAAACCGCAACCATCTGGAACAACGGCAGTTGAACAGGGAGAGACTGAAACAATGGAACCGGACGCAACTGAACATCATCAGGACACGCAGCCGCTGGATGCTCAGTCACAGGTAAATTCTGTTGATGCGAAATATCAGGAACTGCGGGCAGAACTCCATGAAGCCCGGAAAAACATTCCATCAAAAAATCCTGTCGATGCCAATAAATTGCTTGCTGCATCACGTGGTGAATTTGTTGACGGAATTAGCGACCCGAACGATCCGAAATGGGTAAAGGGGATCCAGACTCGCGATTCTGTGTACCAGAACCAGCCAGAAACGGAAAAAACCAGCCCGGATATGAATCAACCTGAGCCAGTAGTGCAACAGGAACCGGAAATAGCCTGCAATGCCTGCGGCCAGACTGGCGGGGATAACTGCCCTGACTGTGGTGCGGTGATGGGCGACGCAACATACCAGGAAACATTCGATGAAGAGAGTCAGGTTGAAGCTAAGGAAAATGATCCGGAGGAAATGGAAGGCGCTGAACATCCGCACAATGAGAATGCTGGCAGCGATCCGCATCGCGATTGCAGTGATGAAACTGGCAAAGTCGCAGATCCCGTAATCGTAGAAGACATAGAGCCAGGTATTTATTACGGAATTTCGAATGAGAATTACCACGCGGGTCCCGGTGTCAGTAAGTCTCAGCTCGATGACATTGCTGATACTCCGGCATTGTATTTGTGGCGTAAAAATGCCCCCGTGGACACCACAAAGACAAAAACGCTCGATTTAGGAACCGCTTTCCACTGCCGGGTACTTGAACCGGAAGAATTCAGTAACCGCTTTATCGTAGCACCTGAATTTAACCGCCGTACAAACGCCGGAAAAGAAGAGGAGAAAGCGTTTCTGATGGAATGCGCAAGCACAGGAAAAACGGTTATCACTGCGGAAGAAGGCCGGAAAATTGAACTCATGTATCAAAGCGTTATGGCTTTGCCGCTGGGGCAATGGCTTGTTGAAAGCGCCGGACACGCTGAATCATCAATTTACTGGGAAGATCCTGAAACAGGAATTTTGTGTCGGTGCCGTCCGGACAAAATTATCCCTGAATTTCACTGGATCATGGACGTGAAAACTACGGCGGATATTCAACGATTCAAAACCGCTTATTACGACTACCGCTATCACGTTCAGGATGCATTCTACAGTGACGGTTATGAAGCACAGTTTGGAGTGCAGCCAACTTTCGTTTTTCTGGTTGCCAGCACAACTATTGAATGCGGACGTTATCCGGTTGAAATTTTCATGATGGGCGAAGAAGCAAAACTGGCAGGTCAGCTGGAATATCACCGCAATCTGCGAACCCTGGCTGACTGCCTCAATACCGATGAATGGCCAGCTATTAAGACGTTATCACTGCCCCGCTGGGCTAAGGAATATGCAAATGACTAAGCAACCCCCAATCGCAAAAGCCGATCTGCAAAAAACTCAGGGAAACCGTGCACCAGCAGCAATTAAAAATAACGACGTGATTAGTTTTATTAACCAGCCATCAATGAAAGAGCAACTGGCAGCAGCTCTTCCACGGCATATGACGGCTGAACGTATGATCCGTATCGCCACCACAGAAATTCGTAAAGTTCCGGCGTTAGGAAACTGTGACACTATGAGTTTTGTCAGTGCAATCGTACAGTGTTCACAGCTCGGACTTGAGCCCGGTAGCGCCCTCGGTCATGCATATTTACTGCCTTTTGGTAATAAAAACGAAAAGAGCGGTAAAAAAAACGTTCAGCTAATCATTGGCTATCGCGGCATGATTGATCTGGCTCGCCGTTCAGGTCAAATCGCCAGCCTGTCAGCCCGTGTTGTCCGTGAAGGTGACGAGTTTAATTTCGAATTTGGCCTTGATGAAAAGTTAATACACCGCCCAGGAGAAAACGAAGATGCCCCGGTTACCCACGTCTATGCTGTCGCAAGACTGAAAGACGGAGGTACTCAGTTTGAAGTTATGACGCGCAAACAGATTGAGCTGGTGCGCAGCCAGAGTAAAGCTGGTAATAACGGGCCGTGGGTAACTCACTGGGAAGAAATGGCAAAAAAAACGGCTATTCGTCGCCTGTTCAAATATCTGCCCGTATCAATTGAGATCCAGCGTGCAGTATCAATGGATGAAAAGGAACCACTGACAATCGATCCTGCAGATTCCTCTGTATTAACCGGGGAATACAGTGTAATCGATAATTCAGAGGAATAATTCAGCCTGGCGGTGTAATGCACCGCCAACTTGAAATATTTTTTATGAGAAAAATTATGAGATATGACAATGTTAAACCATGTCCATTTTGTGGTTGTCCATCAGTAACGGTGAAAGCCATTTCAGGATATTACCGAGCGAAGTGTAACGGATGCGAATCCCGAACCGGTTATGGTGGAAGTGAAAAAGAAGCACTCGAAAGATGGAATAAACGAACCACTGGAAATAATAATGGAGGTGTTCATGTATAAAATTACCGCTACTATTGAAAAGGAAGGTGGCACTCCTACTAACTGGACAAGATATTCAAAATATAAACTAACTAAATCAGAATGCGAAAAAATGCTCTCAGGTAAAAAAGAAGCAGGCGTTTCCAGAGAGCAGAAAGTAAAACTGATAAATTTTAATTGCGAGAAACTTCAGTCCTCGTGAATTGCATTGTATTCAAATTAAAACTTCATAGCTGATTATTAATAATCAACATCGGGCGTCAATCTAAGTCTAACATTGGCGCCTGCCAGAGGTGATGCGATGGCACAAGTAATCTTTAATGAAGAGTGGATGGTTGAATACGGCCTGATGCTTCGCACTGGTCTGGGGGCCAGACAAATTGAAGCATACCGCCAGAACTGTTGGGTGGAAGGCTTCCACTTCAAACGAGTATCTCCTTTAGGGAAGCCAGACAGTAAGCGAGGAATTATCTGGTACAACTATCCAAAGATAAATCAGTTTATCAAAGACTCATGATATGTCTAAATTACCAACAGGTGTCGAGATTCGAGGTAAATACATTCGCATCTGGTTCATGTTTCGAGGAAAACGATGTCGGGAAACATTGAAAGGCTGGGAGGTTACTAACAGTAACATTAAAAAAGCCGGGAATTTAAGAGCGTTGATAGTTCATGAAATCAATTCCGGTGAGTTTGAGTATTTAAGACGTTTTCCCCAGTCCAGCACTGGGGCAAAAATGGTGACAACGAGGGTCATAAAAACGTTCGGGGAGCTTTGTGATATCTGGACAAAAATTAAAGAAACAGAGTTAACAACAAACACAATGAAGAAAACGAAATCACAATTAAAAACACTCAGGATAATAATTTGTGAGAGTACCCCGATATCGCATATTCGTTATAGCGATATCTTAAACTACCGGAATGAACTGCTGCATGGAGAAACGCTTTACCTAGATAATCCAAGATCCAACAAAAAAGGAAGAACCGTGCGCACAGTTGATAATTATATCGCCCTGCTCTGTTCGTTGTTACGTTTTGCGTATCAGTCGGGATTTATATCAACCAAACCATTTGAAGGAGTAAAAAAATTACAGAGAAACAGAATAAAGCCTGACCCGTTATCTAAAACAGAATTCAATGCATTAATGGAAAGTGAAAAAGGACAGAGCCAGAACTTGTGGAAATTTGCCGTATACTCCGGGCTTCGTCACGGGGAACTGGCTGCTCTGGCGTGGGAGGATGTGGATTTCGAGAAGGGAGTTGTGAATGTCAGAAGAAACCTGACGATACTTGATATGTTCGGTCCCCCAAAAACAAATGCGGGGATCCGGACGGTAACACTACTGCAGCCTGCTCTTGAAGCACTGAAGGAGCAATACAAACTGACCGGGCATCATCGCAAAAGCGAAATCACTTTTTATCATCGGGAGTACGGCAGAACCGAAAAGCAAAAACTGCATTTTGTTTTCATGCCCAGAGTGTGTAACGGAAAACAGAAACCTTATTACTCGGTAAGCAGTTTGGGTGCGAGATGGAATGCAGCAGTAAAACGTGCTGGTATTCGCCGCCGTAATCCGTACCATACGCGGCATACTTTTGCCTGCTGGCTGTTGACGGCAGGAGCGAACCCGGCGTTTATAGCCAGCCAGATGGGGCATGAAACTGCGCAGATGGTGTATGAAATTTACGGTATGTGGATTGATGACATGAACGACGAACAGGTAGCCATGTTGAATGCGCGGTTATCGTAG